GGTCTGGATGGCCGGCGGAGGGTCGGGCGTGAAAGCAACAGACGTCCCAAAGGAGGTGCCGCGCTTAAAGGTGACGGTGTTGCAGCTCATCGGGTCTTAATGTTGCCCTGATTGGTAGCAGGGGGTGGGGGGGGCAGGTCAGGGTAAGACGATTGCCGTGATTGGGATACCAAAATTGACGGTGTCCTGGGCAATAAAGTTATGGTTTCCAGACTCCAGAACTAAAAGAAAGTTACCTTGTGAAGATGTCGTGCTGTCGTAGGCCGTGACAGTGGCTCCGACTATTCCGGCGGCAAACTCATCCTGGGCTACAAAAGGGGTGTCTTGGTCGTCAGGGTCGTTAAAAAAATAGGCACGCACGACTAAGTGGCTAGGGTTTGAACCTGAGTTAAAAATTACTTGCAGCGCAAACGGAAACCATGTCCTAAAAAGCGTGTCAGTAGGTGCGACAATGTCGGGATATGCCGCAGTCGTGTAGTCGTACGAATATGTATTTGCCGCCCTACTTACAGAGTAACCGTTTGAGCCAAAGACCGCTGACCTAAAGAACCCCCAAGACGGCTGACCTTGCGAGACCGCTTCAGCCAGACCACCGACCACCCTAAAGGCGCTGGTATATACTGGAGGCGTCGGCATAGCGATTAGACGCTGGCGAAGTAGTAGCGAGCTGTCGCGCCCGACGTTTTAATGCGATCCGTCCACAGTGACTTGGTCACAGCCTGCCAGACTGTGATGACATTAGTCGTCGGGTCTTTATAGGCCGTAGCGAGGACAATGTACGAGTCGACGTCGTCGGTCACGGGCATATAACTAAAAGAGTCGACCACGGGATAAGACGGGCTTGCGCTGACGTGCGTGACGTCGTCGTCGGGATAGCGTAGGTTAGCGGAGTCAAAACCAAGTTTTAGAACGACGTAAGAGTAATAGGTGCTCACGTTGAAGTTCCACTGGTAATTGACGAACTCATAATCGCTGACCGGCATATGCGTCATAAACAAGGACGTGCCGCCAATCATTGGGTCGAGGTTGTTCACTAGACCAGGCTGAACTTTAAAGAAATAGTTAGAGGTCGCAGGCAATAATCCAAGGTTGGTGACCTCGAAGGGGTGATAATAGACTGACGCAATCGGGTCAGGGAAGGGCTCTGAAGTGTCCAAGGTAAACCCCTTGGAGGATGAGTCAAAGTTGTAACCGACCCCGGGTTGGATTTTCATTATTGCGGGGCGTAGACTGAAGACTCGTAACCCTCGCGATTAAAGCGGACTTCAAAAGTGACCTTGTAAAGGTCAGCGTAATCTTCAAAAGACACTTGAGCCAGGAGCAGCTGGTTCTTGCCGTTGTTCGTAAACGTAGTGCCAACATAGTCAGGCACGACCTTGATGCCGTTAAAGAGATTGGTGCCGCTAGTCTTGCCTACGCGATCACGCATACCCGTAACGTTACCTGCTGTCGTCGTGTAAAAGTGCCCGGAGAAGGAGGTCTGCGGGGCAAGGTAGTTTGTCCGGCCGTAGTAGCCACTATATTGAGCGACCTTAAAACCTAGGAACTTGTTACCGCTAGGCTCCTGAAAGCGTGAGCCGTTGTTGCCTTCGTACTCTGTGCCTCCGCCTGAAAGAGTTGTAGTTGCATAGACAGGCGCCGCGAGCGAGCCCGAGCCGACGCCGGCAATAGGGCTGCCAGTAAAGCCTGCACCTGACGCCAATACAAAGAAGTTCGGGTGGGTCGTCAGGCTTTCAGAAGTTAGACCTTGCGACCCGGTGATCTGCGTCTTGGTGAGTGATGCGCTGACGGCGTCTGAAGCACTGATGCCAACATAGTCAACGGTGTAGGTGGCGAGGCCAAGGGAGTCTATTGACGTGTTGGCTTTGTGAACCTTGGTAAAATTAAAGGCGACAATCGGGCAGACCGAGCCGCGGGCAAGGAAGGCGCTCGAGCCTCCTTGGTCTTCTTTGAAAACAAGAACGCCTGTCACTAGGCCGAAGCCGTCAGCCTGGAACTTTGCTCCGGGCTGGAGCATTGCGGTGGATAGGGCGTTGCCCTGGTCGATGCGTGCCATAGTTATTTGGAGTCTTTAGTAAAGTCGGTTTGGGTGTCGGTTCCCTTGGCGTTGAGCTTCTGGAGCTCTGCAAGTTGCTGGCGCTGGAGTTCAGTCTGCTCGGCCATTGCTTCCATCACCGGGTTTGAGCCGACGCCGACGACGTTGGAGAAGCCCTCGGGGCCTTTGAAGTTTGCCTCTTTACCAGCAGGAGCCCCAGCCGTTGGGTTTTTTTTAATGTCCTCGGCGATGAGCGCTTGGACTTGGTCTTGCACGTTCTTTTCCTTGGCGACTTGAAAGGCAAGTTGTGAAACCGTAAGTCCGGCAGTCCTGCTTTGTGGGGAGTATTTCAAAATGTCACTTCCGCGCGGATCGGATTCAAGGAACTCCCTAGTTGTAGTCTCGCGCTGTGTCTTGGCTTCCTCGACGGTTCCCTTGGCTTTCTTTTCGTTGTTCCTTTTGTTAGCGTGGTACTTATCTTCAGCTGACATTAGCTTATTGGTACCGTCGATAGCTGACTGGTTGGCGTCCTCCTGCTTCTTGCGGTTTTCGTCAATGAGTTTGCCGATGTAATTTATAGCAACAGCCAGCAAGGCCAAGGGGCCTAGGTACGACAAAAAGACGTCCTTAAATGCCATGCTAAACTTTTTGTTAATTCCCTCAACCTGTTGGCCGAAGCTGACCGTTGCAGTCTTCGCCCGGTCCATCGCCTGCGGGACGTCGGAGGTGGTCTTGATGTTGACTGTCAGGTCTTGGGCCATGTCGTCAGGGGGTTTCCTTTGCAGGATTGGAAGCGGTCGCCGCGGCGTCCTTGGCTTCCTCTTCGGCCATAAAGGCTTCCTCCTCGGGCGACATGATTGCCACGTCCGCACCCTTGGAGATAGCCAGGGCGGAGTTAAGCCAGATGGCCTGACACTCCGGCATCTCCCATGCGCGCTTCTCGTCAATGCCGTTGGTGATAAGGTTTGCGACGATGGACAGCGGCCACGGCACGCCCTTGCTCCCTCCGCTCGTCTTCTTGGTTTGCTCCCAGAACTTAGGCCAGTCTTGGACTAGGATGTAGCCGGCGAAGGCTTCAAGCAGGCGCTCGAACTTGGCGGGGTTGCGGGCTAGGTGCATCATCCGCAGCTGATCGCGCCAACCAAGACTTCCCAGGGGTTCTTCGGCGCATACCTGACAAGCAAAGATAAGGTCGGCAGGGGTGATGCCGCGAGAGCCGGTGACCAGGGGCGAGTCGAAGGCCATCAGGCGCACGCGGTACTTCAGACACCAAGGGTAAAGGGAACGACCCAGCAGCCGAAAGGGAGCGGGGTCGATAAAGGCAGCGAGGAACCGTTTGTCCATGCCGCCTAGTGTAGCCCACTTGGGGCTAAGGCAAGAAGCAGATTAAAGCGCGATGCCTTCGTAATCGATGGCCGTGATGCTGACTGCCGTGAAGCCCTTATTAGAGCCCTTCTCGTCAATCTTGGTCATCGTGCCAGCAAAGGAAACCGATGACGCCCCGGAGGGATATGCCGTCGTCGCTTGCAGCGTAAAACTAACAGTGCTACCGAGGGAGGGCATCGCTGAGGTCTTGCAGATGCCTTCGATAGTAATCTCGGACTTCCGGTCGTCCAGGCGGTGGGTCTTGGTCAGGCCGTCTTCGTCGACCACAGTGGCCTCAGCGTTAAAGGAGGAGGAGAGCGAGTAGCTCTGCACAAAGAGGTTGGTGACAACACCTGCGACACCGTAGAGACAGGTGACTCCGTTAGAGATAGCGGCCATTTGTAATTGCAGGCTTTGGTAACCTTACGCGGGGAAGACGGCCAGTAGGTCGAAGGTGAACGAGGTCGCCCAGGAGCGCTCATCGATGCCTTCGTCTTCAGACTGCATGGTAACGTCATAGCAGGACGCGTCGCCAGTCGCGGTGAAGGCCGCCTGGATGGAGACGAGGTCGCGCATATTGCCGGACAGGGCGGCGCAGCGTAGGCGGTGATCGGCGAGGGTCGTGTCGTCGGCGTTCGAGAAGAGGGTGATGCGGACCGAGCAGGAGAAGTTGCCTTCGCCTTCGGGGAGGTCGCTAGGTGCCCGGGCGGCTTCGCAAAGGACCACGGCCTTGGGTAAGGTCTGGGTGGCGTTGTTGTCCCCGGTCAGGAAGGACACGGTGGTCAGCCCGGTCTGGGTCGAGAGGTAGGTCGCGACGGTAGACTCGACGATGTGACGGATGCTCTTCGTTCCCATTGTACCATTGCCCGCTTTGGTAGGGAAAGGGGCTTGACGGACGGGGCAAGGGTGGCTTACTAGGGTCGTTCGACCAATGCTCTGCCAACAGGACCCAACACTTGCCGCCTTCTTCGCCATGTTCGAGGATGCGGTCCCGCGTCAGCCCAAGGCCCGCACGCCCAAGGCCCGCCACGGCGCTATGCTGGCCCGCCTGTATGCTGGCGAGACGCCCGCTTCCTATGTCTGCGAGCCCAAGGTCGACGGCCTGCGCGTCCTGATCACGGCTGACCTGTCCACCCGCACCGTCCGCTTTGAGACCCGCAACGGCAACCCGATGCCTTCCCTCGACCATCTGGCCGATGAGGTGCTCGACCTCCTGGCTGGCAAGGACGGCGTCTGGTCGCTCGATGGCGAGGCCGTGTCCGGCAAGTCGTTCTTTACCTCGGTCGGCGCCCTTCGGTCTGACCGCTCTGCCGACGATGCCCGCGTCTGGTTGTTTGACCTGCCATCCGTGGATGGCGATTACAGCACCCGCCGTGCCTCGCTGGAGGCTTTGTTTGCCCAGTCCTACCCTACCTCCCTCCTGCTCATCCCGAGCGTCTCCTGCACCCCAGAGGAAGCCTTTGTCCGCTTTACCTCCGAGGGCTTCGAGGGTGCTATGGTCAAGGACACCGCCGCTGGCTACGCCCACGGCATCCGCTCCAGGGCTTGGCTCAAGGTCAAGGACGCCGACACAACTGACGCCGAGATCGTCGACGTGGTTGAAGGCACGGGCAAGTGCGCTGGGATGGCCGGCCACATCGTCGTGCGCTGCGGGCGTCGCCTAGTCAGCGTCGGCACTGGCATGGACAATGCCACCCGATCCGCCCTTCTCGCTGACCGCTCTCAGCTCATCGGCCAGACCGCCGAGGTAGACTTTCAGATGAAGACCCCACGAGGCTCCCTGCGTCACCCGGTGTTTGTCCGAGTACGCGGAGACAAGTAATCATAGCCGCATCTTCTGCTTGGTGCGGGCGATGAACTTGTTGAGGTCTGACTCCATCTGCTTGACGCGGTTACCTAGGGCGAGGCCCATCGTGTCAGCCTTTACTGCGATGGCGTTGATGTTACCGATAAAGTTCTGGATGGTTACTTCTGCGTTCTTGTCGGTGTAAGAACTAGTGGCCTGACCCGACCCACCGTGGCGGGCAATCCATCCGGCGTTCCGCAGTTTGGCCCCGAAGTTACCGCTGGCGACATTGGCACGGAGGGGCTTTGGGATCATGTTAAGCGCACGAAGCCAGCCAGCCTTTGTCCGACCTACGGCGGCCTGACGCTCCTTGATGTAATCGTCAAGTTCTCCCTTTGACTCAACCAGGAGACGCGGTTCGCCGATGCGTTGGTCTCGACCGATGCGTCCACCGAACTTGCCTTTAACTCGGTTGTGATGACTACGAATGTCTTTAGCGTAATCGAAGCCGTACTCGTTTGTCGCAAGCGGTACGCGGGCTAGGTAGTTCTTAGCCTTAAGGAACGCCCGGTCATAGTTCTGGTCGTTCAGGATTTTCGTCATGATCGGCGAGATGCGTAGAGTCTCGATGCGTGACTTCTTGATAATCTTATCGAAGAGCGCCCGGTCATTGGTCTGGGTGGCGTGAGATAGGTTTCGGAAGACGATAGCCTTCTGGGTGCTGATGTTGCGGTCGCCTACCGCAATAAAGATTTTACGGATGTCACCAGCTACGGCGCCTTCGCCAGCGGCCTTGGCATCCTTTGACAAACCTTGGCCTCCGCCCTTGGGCATCCCTGGCGTGAAGGTCGCCATGTCGGCGCAGATAAGCATGGCCTGTTTTGCGACCATGCTCTGGGCGTCCATGCCAATCTCTGTAGCCACCTTAGTTAGCATGGCATTAAACTCGGAGAGGGACTTCCGAGGGATGTTAACCTCTACCACGGCTTTACTGGTTATCGTCGATGACGACGAGCGTGATCCATGCCGACCCGGGCTTGTGCGTCTGGGTCGTGATGCGGACGGTCTTCCCGCCGGCGACGATTTTCTTCCCCTGGCC